CATATCATGGTATTTCTTCATGATATCATCATTATACGTTCTATTGCATGATATACCAGGAATGACTTCATCTGTGGGTACAAGAAACTCTTTCTTAGGTCTACACTCGGGTATACCAATGCTAGAGTTAAAATTCATTGCATCCACACCTTTGACTCCATCAAAACCGTTCAATACTACAGAATCAGGTACTTTGTGTATCTCCTCCTTCCATTCTGGATGTTCATTGCAAACTTTGAACATATGTTTGATATAGTCATCAGTCGCATGATCTAGACTAGTTTGTGGAAATGGTTTAGCATTACCAGCTGCATCTAACCATACTGCTCCAGGTGACCAGTCATTAAGCAATGTAGGTGCGCCATGTTTACGCTCAACACCAGTCAATTCAGCTATCGTATCTGATATGGGTGATGGTATTACTGCACTCCTATTGGTACGTATTTGTCCTTTATGACTGCCCAATATAGCATATTCACCAGACAGAAACTTCACTTGATGGGGTTTCTCAGATAAACCTTCTGTAAAAGGAAATTTGACAAAATCCAAGTTAATTTCTGTTCTTTCTGCTCCCTGCATTTTAGCAGTATCAGGACCAGTCATTTTGTATAACACTGCTTCTATATCTTCCTGGTATATGGTATTAAATCTTCCTGAATTCATACCTTCTATACCTGCACAATGTAGTCCTGCTATGAAGGAATCTGGACCTTCTGTAACAATAACTGCACCACAGGCCCCATTGTATGTATTTTCAGGAAATTCGTAACTACCACCCCACAAAGGTTGCATACCCATTATCTGAACTGGCCCAGATCTTACATTAACGCCTTTCTCAATGCGTTCTAATGTCTTATAGTTTTTACCCTCTTCATCAGTTCTATCAATGGGCTTGATATAACTGACTCTGCAGGGAGCGTTAGTCAGTTCTAAGGTATTGTTAGGTAAAAGTGCACGTTTTGGAAAAAAATGCACTATATTTTTCTGATCCCTTATGGAAGGGGCATACACTATGGAATAATCCGTGCCAGGGATAGGTTCATGTGTACCCTCAAGCAATATAGTATTACTACCATTATGTGTATTAGTATCACCCCTCTGTATAGTCATGTACTTGTAGTCATTGTCATTACAAATCTTCAGAATGTGTGTAGGCACTAGTGTGTTATAAGTACAAATAGGCATGCTCATACATACAGCTCCTTTATTGCACTCTGGTGTTTTGTGAAAATACACAATTGTAAGACCAGATGTCATAACACCTGCTAATTGGACACCAGTTGTGTGTGGATTTAATGGGGTCGTGTACCTAGACTCTATATGTGGTTTAAACCATATATTTTTAGTCACAATTTCTGGCCGCTTAGGAAAACCTACAACTGAGCCCTGTGACTCTAATTTGAGTCTCACTAATTCATGATACTTGTTGGCCATTTCATCATACATCTTATAGCTCTCAAGTAAATCATCTATCGTCCTGTCATGTAATGCTATTTCATTACGAAGTTGCTTGTCCTTTTTATTCAATAGCTGTCCTTGCCTGTAAAGTTGCCATGTACCAAGTACCATAGTGGCAGCTCCTACAGCGAGAGCAACACTCTTTGCGTGACCACCTAGTATCTTATCTCTAGCTTCGTCAGCAATTGTACCAAAGTTAGCTGATTGTACTACCAATCTACAAAATTCCACTACTTCCTTGTATATCAAGTAGAATGAATA